AGGGTCTGGCAGTTGTCGCGGGTGCGGTCGTTACATCCTGCGACGACCCAGATCGCGAGGGCGGCGAGGAGCACGATTAGCACGGAGAGGGATCTCACGGGCGCTCCGGGAACGTGACGGTCGGGGCCGGTGTCCAGCTGGACGGGAAGTCGCGGAGGGCCTGCCGGTAGTCGGCCCAGGCGGCGCGGTCGACGGGAGCGTCTGGGAGCTGTGTCCAGTCGGACTCTGCGAGAAGCCGGTCTCGGTGGACTCTCATCCGCTCGGTAAACCATTCGTCGGGGACCGTCTCGGGGTCGTGTCGTGATGTCAGGTCGTAGGTCATGTCATGCCGCCTCGTAAACGAAAGAAAACCGGATCTGGTCGGATGCGGCCCAGATCCACGGATTAGACGAGGACAGAGAAAAGTTCGTTGTTCCGTCGATCCAGAGTCCGACGCGGTTGACCGTATCGGGCGTGATTTCTATGTGCCGCTCAATCGATGCTGACGAATCGAGGATCCATCCGGACCCCATAGGCCAGGTGTTACTCTGCGCGGCGATTGGGAGGTTTACGAAGTAGAAACCGGATCCGGGGTTTACTCCAGACGTTCCGAAAACGATAAACGCGTTTCCGAAGATGGTTTTATTTACACGCGCCCAGCGGCCTCCGGTCGTGCCTCCGGTTCCGAGCGTCGGGTTCGTTACCGACGCGGTGAGAACGGGTGTCCATGTTTCCCAGACTGCGCCGATCTCCTGAAGCTTCGCGGCGGTCAACACTTGCCCGCTTGATACGTTCGCTGTCCACTGTGTAGCCATTAGTTACCATCCGAGTCTGTTCGTGTTGAGAATACCGAATGTCGACGAGTTCAGCGTGAACAGGTCGTAGAGGATCTCCGGAGACATCGAGACACTAATGTCGGTACGGCCCGGTCTCGCTGACACTGTGTAGCCCTCGATCACCATGTCGACCTGTGAGAGCGATCCGCCCGGAGGCGTGTAAACGACCGTCACCCACTTCCCGCACATCCCGGAGAGCTCGTTCAGGAACGCGCCCATCTTTACGTCCGTCTGCGCGGAGTCGCTGAACCTGAGATCCATGTAGACCTGAGAGTCGTCCGACAGGACCGCCGCGTAATAGTCGGTCTGTGCCTGTTGCTGGGCGACCGTGTTAAAGAGCACTCTGCGGTTGTAGTTCCGCTCGTAGTTGCCGGTCGCGATCGCCTGAGTCGTACCGGCGACGGTCGAGGTCAGGTTCACGACGTTCGGATAGTTCGAGTTCGGATACTTCCGGGTGAGCGAGTCATAGCGGATCCCGACCGTCCCGTCTGGGTTGAAGTTGAACAGGGCCGCGCCTGGTGCGGCGGAGGTGCGGAACTCGATCGTCGCCCCGTCGTAGTAGTAGGTCGAGTTTTCGGTCTGGAGGAGCTCGACGATCCGCTGTCCGATCGTCGTCGGATCAAACGCGTCCGAGACGGTGGCGCGACCGTCCATCTCGACGGGCGGAGGGTAGGGCGGGACGAACGGATAAACCTCGTTCGCGAGCTTGATCGCCTGCCTGATCGCGTTCGTCGTCCCGATGACCGGGTCGTCGTTCACATAGAACAGGGAAAGCATCCCGAGCGCGTCTGTGCCTCTGATCGTGGCGGTGTCGGCCTGGGCGGCGATCTCGTCTTGGAACGTCACCTCGACAACGTAGAAGTACATCGAGATCGCGGACAGATTGTTCGTGATGACGATCTGGTCGCCCTGGGAGAGAGCTGCCGCTTGTCCGGTCTGGTTCCGGACTGTAAGCGTGACAGTGTTCCCGGATGATGTGTCGAACCAGGAAGAGCGTCCCGCGTTGAACGAAAGCGACTGGGTGATCGTGGTGAAGCTCGTCCCGCCGATCGAGACTGACCAGTTAATCCGGGCCATCGGGTTATCCGATCGCGTTCGCGGGGAGACGGTTATTCAGTCGGACGTATTGCTGGAGGGCGGCGACGACTGCGTTCGGGTCCGCGGAGGTGACGGTGATGTTTATCGTGTTGCCGCCGAGCTGGTGGTTCGGGGTGACGTACCCAGCAGAGGATCCGAGGGTGAGTAGTTCGGGTCCGCGTTCGCCGACGAGATAGGTCCCGCCTGCGGAGACTGGTCCGCCCATAGCGCGCCCCGGTATCGAGAACGAGAGTCCCGCTTCGCCGATCGCCTGGGAGGCGCTCAGATTCGCATACTCCGCTCCGCGGGCCAGCCACCTAGCCAGGTCCACAGCTGCGGCGTTTCCGGAGGTCTTAAAACGCATCTCGATCTCACGGCTGGATATGTTCCCCATCCCGCCAGCGATGTTCGCGAGCGTCCCGACGAACTGAGCTGCGAGCTCGTTGTACTTCGCGAGGTCCGAATCGGATCCAGAGGCGAACGCTTTCGCGGCGGCCTCCTCCAGCTCTGCGAGCTGTTGCTCCGCCTGGTCAAGCGCGACCTGTTCGGTCAGGTTTCCGACCAGCCGGTCCCAGGCCGCGTCGATCCCGAGGATCGCGTCCCGCGTCTTGTTGGATTCCTCGATGATGCGACGCTGGTTCTGGATGTACTTGTCCGCGTACTCTTTCTTCGCTAGGACCGCTTGCTGTTGCTCCAGGTATTCGGTCTTCTTTCGTTCCATCAGACCGAGGCGTTCCGATACGTCGATCGTGTCCGCTTCCTGTCGGCGGAAGTTCTCCATCTCGGACGACAGGCCTGCGACCTGCTTCTGTGGTTCGCTTCCGAAGTTCCGTTCCCAGATGTCGCCGGGGATGTCTTTCGCAGCTGAGGCGAGATCCCTAACGCCGTCGGAGATGTGTCCGACCGGATCGTTTCCGAACCTCCAGATCGCGCCGAGACCGTCTCCGAGGTCATCGAAAAACTGTTTCGCCTCGTCGCTGGTCAGGATGTCGGCGGCCTTTTGGAGGATCGGGACAAGAACGTCAGCGAGCATCAGACCGAGATCCTCGACCACATCCTTTAGGTCGTTCATCGTGTCGCGGAACTTCTTCGCCCGCTCGGCCTCCGCTGGGCTGATCGTTTTCGCGTCCGACACTGAGCTCAGCGAGGCGCGGAGGTCGTCGGCTCCGAGGTTGATGAGCTGGCTCATGTCGCGCCAGCCTTTACCGAGGAGCTGTGCTGCGACCGCGGCGCGCTCGGCGGGATCCTTGATGTTCTTTAGCCTGTCGACGACGTTTAGGAAAGTCTCGTTCGCGTCGACCGTTCCGTCGCTCGCGTAGGCGACCTGGACTCCGAGCTCCTCGAACAGGTCGGGGGATTTTCCGAGCTGCTGATTCATCTTCCCGATCGTCGTCTCGACGGAGGACGTTTCGATCCCGAGGTCTCCTGCGACCTCCATCAGGCGGGACGCTTCCTCCGTTGTCAGGCCTGTCGCGGTCGCCATTTTGTCCGCCGCGAGAGCGAGCTCTTGAGAGGCGGCGATCGCCTTAGCTCCGAACGTGACGAGAGCTCCTGCCGCCGCGATACCGAACGTCGCAGCGTTTGCTTTCACAGCATCGAACGCGACTTTGCTTCCGGCGCGGAACTTGCCCATCGCGCCCTCCGCGTTCCCGACCTCCTGGCGGAAGTTGTTGAACGCGGCCTTAGCGGCCTTGATGCCCGCGTCCTCCAGCGAGGTAATGATGGGGATCTGAATCGCCATTAGCGCCTGACTTTCATGAGCTCTTGGTTCGCTTGGCGGACGACCTCGGCGACGACTTTTTCCATCTCGGCGAGGGTAGGTCCGAGTCGGTTCTCGATGTCGCGCCACATGAAACGGGACGGATCTCCGAGGCGACCGGCGAGTTCGGTTGAGAAGTTGGGTCGGCGGAAACGGACATCGCGTCGCGACTTGGTTCCTCCCGCTTTGCCTGCCATGTCGACGATCGCGACCGGGGCGCTCCTGGTGGTGATGCGGACGACCGAGACAGGCTTTGTCGTTGATGTCGCGTTGATGTTCCGTCGAGGCCGGCGCGCGTCGAGCTTGATGACCGAGGTCTTTCGGTTTGCCCAGCCGGTGCGTCCTTGATGTTCCATTCCGGACAGCGGCGCATCGCCGGGGATGCGGGAGTTGATGTCGTCGACGAGCGGTTTCACGACGTTTCGGATCTCGCGGTTCAGGGTGCGGCGGAGGTCCGGTTCGACCTTGCCTAGTTCGCGCAGAGTTTCGGCGAGACCTTTTACTTCGATTGTCATCGCCTCGCCCTTTCCGCTTCCTTGTCTTGCTCGTTCAGCTGTCGAATCATCTCCTCGACGACTGATGGTTCTGCTGTCAGCAAATCATTCGGAGCGATTCCGGTCCTGAGCGAGAGCGTCGCGATCAGGCGGGTTACTTGCCCTGGCTGTCTGCTTTTTCTTTTGGGATGAACTTCACTCCCGCGATCGTGTCCAGCCAGGGCGTGAACAGCTTCACGGGGATCCCTGCTGCTTTGACCGCTTCCCATGCCAGGTACGCCATCGGCTTAAACTTCGGGTCCTCCAGGAACGATGACCAGGAGAGCGTCGGATGGTGGTCTTCCCATTTACAGGCGACTCCGTAGGTAACGGGGACCTGATGGGTTTCGCCGTCCATCATCTCGACTTCGATTGTCATTCCGATCATGAGCGGATCATACCTGGCACGGGTGAGCGGATCAGGTGATGTCGCGAGCGAACGTTCCGCCGACGAACTCCAGCGTGATCATCGCGAGCTCTCCGACCGTCGAGGCGATCGGGGAGAACGAGGCGAGCATCGCGTTCGTGATGGTGTACTCGGGGTTCGTCGCCGACTCGGTGGTTCCGGAGGGCGAGATCACGAGGCCGGTGTTGCCTTGTCCGACGAGGGCCGAGCACATGGTCTCGATCTCGGAGGTCGCGCCGCTACCGCCGTAGGACAGGTAGCACTCGATGGAGACGGTGACGGCCTGGAGGCCCTGGACGTACTTTCGTCCGGTGTCGCCCATCGAGGTCGCTTCGAGCGAGTCGTAGCCCACGGTCAGGGTGACGGAGCGAACCTGATCGGAGATGTCGTAGGTCGTCGCGCCTTGACTGATGTTCACGGTCGCGTTCGCGAGAAATGTAGTGGTGGCCATGTGTGTTTCTTTCTGTTTAGGAGCGGCGGGCGCTCATTCTTACCGTGAGGTCGTATGACGGGATCTCCTGCGATCCGATGACCGTCACAGACGGTCGGCCTGACATCACGACGATCGGACTGTTGTAGATCGTGTCCATCGTCGTCAGGAGGTAGTCAGTCGCGTCCTGGTTGCCGGGTGGCGCTGCCAGGATTCGGATCGTGAATGTGATGTCGGCGACGCTGTTAACGATCCCAGCGTTAAACGCGTCGAAGCTCGGCGGCTCGATGTAGACCGTGAGCGGACGGGCGTTCCGCGGGTCGGTGATGGGGACCAGACCGATCGCGGTGATCGCGTTCTTAAGTGCGGTCGTCGCGTCGACGAAGATTCCGGAGGGCATGTCACGCGACCTGGCTCCGCTTGATTCCGAGGAGCTGGTTCACGCGGCCCATCGTCATCACGGGTCCGCCTGCTCCCATCGCCTCGAAGCTCTGGAACGAGTCGATTGATCCGCGTTCCCGGTAGAGGCCTGCCGCGTACAGGATCGCGCCCATCTTCACAGCGTCCGAGGGGACGGTCGTGAGTGAGTCGTGGTAGCCCGCCTGGACTCGTCGAGCGAAGCACCATGCGTTAGAGGCGTTCACTGCCTGGGCGAGGAACGCGGTGTCGTTGGCGGTCGCGGCGCTGATCCCGAGGAAGACCTCAACATCGGCGGAGACGATCCAGGTACAGGTCTGAGTCCAGGTGAGCGTCCCGTATGGGGATACGGGTTCGCGCTCAATGTCGTCGCCTGCGTCCTGAATCATGAGCTGATTCAGGATGATTACCTCGTCGTCGTACCACGGGTCGCCCTCGTCGTCGAGGCCGCGGAACAGGTGAGTCGGGACCGCGATCACAGTGTGCGTCCCGTTCAGGGAAGCGTCGCATCCTGCGATCGTGATCGACTGCCCGATCGCGATGTCGGTCGACTCTAGGGTCTGGACCACAGCGACATCATCGATGCGCTGTTGGTGCGTGATCTTGTATGTCGCCATGATCCAGACTCCCGGGTGCTCGCGTCGATCAGGTGAGCTTCACGAACTTCGTCGCGTCGACCATCTTCGTCGCGAAGTATCCGCGGAACGCGATCGTCCGGGACAGGGTGCTCGGAGCGTCGATCGAGATCGCGCCCTTCTGCTGTTCCCAGATCTGGTAGCCCGAGGGGTCGCCGACGATCACAGTGTCCGCAGCGAATCCGCGGTCCACGATGACGCGCAGACCGAACGCCTCGCCGACACCATTCGCACCGGAGGGAACCTGCGATCCGAACGCGTTCATCGGCGCAGTCGGGGCCAGGAGCGGACGGCCCGTGGTGTCCACGAGCTTGCCCAGGGCGGCGAACATGTTCGGCGACAGGAACAGGTGGGTCGGAAGGTTGCCGTTCGAGTTCGTCAGGATGGTCGAGGCGGCATCGTAGATGTCGCTCACCCACTCGGCGGGCGAGGTCGGGTCGGTCAGGACAGCGGACTGTGAGCAGCCAGCCAGGAGCTGATCTGCCGCATAGTTGTCCGTTTCGTATGCGTACACACGGGCCATGTCGTCGAGCATGGATCCGATGATCTCGGGCGAGCTCCAGTCGATGATCTGCTCCGAGACGCTCGCGTATCCGCCGAACGTGAGCTTCGTGATGTCGAAGCTCGCGACCGCGTAGGTCGAAGCGGTGAGCGTTCCGAGCTGGTTCGCCTGCTGTCCGACGCTGTTGTGAACGTTCACATACGGGACGCGGAAGACCGCACCGTCTGCGGGCATCGCCCGAACCTGGCAGGCATCGACCACAGGGCGACGACCCTGGAAGTTGTTGTAGATGGGGGAAAGCAGAACTTCCGGGAGGAACCCGTCGTTTCCGGTGGTGGTGACATCGGGGGCGGCGGCGCGGAGCTGCTTCTTCACAGCTTCGGCGGCTTCGCCTCCGCGCAGGATCCCAGCCATGTACTCGGCGGGGCTGGGCATGCGGGCCGGACGAGCGGCCTGAGCGTAGATCGGGTGGGTCGCCGCAGCGGCCTCGATCGGGTGGACTTCGGATTCCATGTTCTCCTCCTCGGAGTCTGTGGTGGTGGTGGTGGGTGCGTCCTGTGCTTCTGGTTCCTCCGCGGCGGACGCACTCACGGAGAGAATCTGGGCCTCCGCGTAAGCGGGGACCGTGACCAGGCTGAGCTCCAGCATCTTCGCCTCCGAGACGAGCATCGTCCCGGCTGCGCTGGTGGTGAACTTCACGGGCATCGCGCCGACTGAAACGCTGTCGAGCGCGCCCATCTTCAGGAGTTCGAGCGCGTCGTCGCCTGCGCGAGTCGGTGCGATCTTGGCCTCGAACATGAGGCCCTCGTCGGTGGAGACGAGAGCTGTGACTTTCCCGATGACGCGGGTGTCGTCGTGGTATTCGAGGAGCTTCACGGAGGTCGGGTCGTCGGCGATCGAACCTTTCTGGAAGACGACCGACTCGCCTCCGGACAGGATGGCCTCGGTGTCCCAGGGGACCGCGACTCCTGTGATCGTGCGCTTCGGTTCCTCGTCGGGTGCTGCCGCGTCGAGGGTGACGAGCTGTGCTTTCAGGCGGATCATGCGTCCTCCATGTCTGGGGCCGGGACGCGGACCGAGGCGGGTTCCTCGATCTCTACGTCTTCGACGAGCGAGTTCTCGTACAGGTAGTCGTCAAGATCGAACTTCACGAACCGTCCTCGCGGGAGGATGTTGTTCATGGAGAGAGTCTCCTGAATACAGTCCAGGTACTGTTTCGCGCCGAACAGGTACAGATCCTGTCGGGCCTGCTGGGCGTTCGAGTAGGTGAACGATCCCGGCACGCCAATCCCGAGCAGGTAGGGCGGGATGCCAGTGTGACGCGACAGTTCGAGCGCCTGAAACTGGCGGGACTCGACGAGCTGAAGCTTCGACGGATCCGACGAGAACTCTTTCCAGGTGACCGCCGAGTTCAGTGCGCCGACTGCGGAGAAGCGTCGAGCGTTCGCCCATGCGGCAGCGAGCTCTCCAAGATCCTCGGATGACATCGGTTCCGAGGTGTCGGTCTGCTGGAGGTAGCCCGCCGCGATCTCGGTCGAGGCGAAACGGTCCGCCGCCTGATCGAGTTTCAGTGCGGTCGAGATGGATCGGGCCGCGATGTAGATCAGGCCCTGAGTCGGGGCGATGAACTGGACCGTCTCGTTCGCGTCGATCTCGACACCATTGAACAGCACCTGGTTCGAGTGTCCGAACCACTGCGGGCCCGCCTGATCAAGGAAGCTGACGGAGGCCTGCGGGAGCCACTGGAACGAGAGCGGGCGACCGGTCGCCTGCGAGCGGGAGGTGATGTACCAGGTGGCGCGTCCGCGCATCATCAGGTCCGTCGCGGTCTGCGACATGATGAAGTTCCGCGTCACTTTCGGATCCGGCTGAACCATCCACGGTTCGACTTCGAGGTAGATCTCCTCGTACTCCTCGCCGGTCCACTGCTGGACGTAATGCTTTAGTTCGAGACATCCGACGACCGAGGCGATCATCTGTATCGAACGGGCGACCGTAGGCACGGACAGCGCGAGCTCCTCCATCCTCCCGACTGAGTATGTGTAGAAGTCGTTGATCCCTGCCTGGGTGGCACTGGACGCGGCAGCGCGGAGCGGAGATGAGCCGAACGCCGCCTCCTGCTTTCTGCTACTGAACAGTCCCACGGCCCGGAGTCTCTCACGGGTGCGGGCCGATGTCTACGAGGGTTAGTACGCCGCCATCGCAGGCCGGTTCCTGGAGACGGGACGCGAAGCGAGTGAGATCGCCCAGACCGCACAGCGGGCCGCCTCGATCGGCCCCGGCGACTTCTGCGATGACAGGACAGATGTCCCGGAGGTCTTGACTGCGACAGCGCGTCCGAGGTGCTCGGCGAGCGTCACGGATCCGTCGTGCGTGACCTTGCCCTCGACGATCATCGACCGGACGAGCGAGGTGTACTTCACGAGCTCCGCGTATCCGACGATCTGCGTCCGCTTTGAGTACGCGGTCGGGAGGTGG